GCCATTGACTCCACTTAAGCTCAGTCAATTCTGTTTGTCCCATTTCACCTCTATAGAAGCGAAACTTCTTTTGGCGAAGTGTGTTATATTCTGCGTGTAACGCAGCGATCTTCATCTTATGCTGGATGAGAAATCGTAGGTATTTTGCGTGAAGGTTTGGTGTACGGACTGATTCGCGATCTAGGTGATCTTCGTTTATCTTACAGTCTTCGTCCCACAAATCATGTAACTCGTCAAGTGTCATAATATATTCCGTTCAGTTGAACTTAAACAAATTTATAATAAGAGTATCTAAATGATGCGGATCCAATAAGGTATTGGACGTCTTGGTTTGTTGAGGTGAATGTAATCGATTCAAGTGATTCGGGAACGCAATCTGCGAACTGAATTGTTTGAATAGGTTGGTTGTTATTGCCAAGAATAACTAATGTAGCATCTGAAGATGAGTTAGCAACCTCAGACATTCCTGGAATAGATGCTGCAGAAATTACACCAGTGTATTGCCCATAGTCTTCAGGGAATCCAAGACCTATAATCCAATTGTGAATTGCTTTATAGTTCTCTAGCTTTTCGTCAATAAGAAATTGCACACGTAGTGTATCAAATTCTATCTGATCACCAGCAAGTGGAATCTTAGACAATGGAGATAACTGAGTAGCTTCAGGCAACGTAATAGCGGGTAGTGATACCTCTTGGCAGAAGTAACTTAAACTGCTTAAACGCTGAAGCGAAAACAAGTATCCATTAGGAGATAATGGATTTAAGTTATTCGGTATTGGACAGGAAAGAGTTCTATTAGTCATATAGTTATTTATAAAACAAAAAAGGGAGCCCGAAGACTCCCTTTAAAATACCTATCTTACGTAGGCTTTTTCTTGATTACATCAAGTTTGTAACTGCTACCTTGCGATAGTAGATGTTTGTGCCAGAAGACAAGCTAGTGAATGGGTTTGCAACCATACCGTAACGAGTCTTGAAACCAATCTTTGGTTGGAATGTTGCTGGGTCAATAGCACGTACTTTCTCTAGTGGAACGTATGGGCAATAGAATAGACCAGCATCATAAGCGGAAGTACCCTTGTAACCAACAACGAAGAATTGTGTTGCGTTAGAAGCGTTAGCGTTAGCACTGTATGGATCAACATACACTTTGTACTTACCGTTTAGAACACCAGCAAAAGTTGTGCTAGATTCGTCAACGTTTAGACCTGTGGACAATGCTGGAGCATAGTCAAGAACACCTGCCATAGCCAATGCAGAAGCTACATCGGAAGAACAGATGATGAAGTTACCACGGCCACGACGTGTTGTCTGAGCAATAGCATTAGCTTCACGTTCGATTTGGAACATTAGGCCTTTGAATTTTTCAACAGACCAACGACCGTTAGAGTCAACGTCCAAGTCGAAAGTACCAGCAGTTGCTGTACCAGCTTGTGCACCAACTTTAGCAGCAGTGTAAACTTTACGAACAACTTCACGGTTGATTTCGTTCAAGATTTCGCTGGAAAGAATGTTGCTTAGTTCACCTTCAGCATCAAGACCATGAACTGCTTTCAAGTCTTGTGCCAATTCAACTGTGTACTCAGCACGTAGAGCACGAGTACCAGCAGTAACTGTAGTCTTCTCGATGCTGAATGCCATTTGACCGAAGTCAGTACCAGTGCCTAGGTCTTCAGCCTTAGCTGTAGACATTGCAGAACCAGTTGTATAAGAACCAGAAACTGGGTTAGAACCATCATGTGTACCTGCACCGGATGAATCAGCAGAACTGTTAGAGAAACCGGTGTCTGCTTCGTTGAACAATGCTTCACCTTGGTTTTGAGCAGTATAACGTGACTTCATTGCGAAGATCAAGCCAGTTGGTTGTGTCATTGGCTGAACACCAGCGATGTCATAAGCGATCATCTGTGGTGCTGCACGACGTACCATAGCGATTAGAACTGGATCGTAACCTGCCATGTTTGCGTTTGTACCAGCGCCACCTAGAGCAATACCGGAACCACCATCGTTAGTGATTTCGTTTAGAGCTTGTGCGGATTGACGCATAGCGTTTTCTTGGTTCTCAAGAAGTTGAGCAGTTACTTGACGACGATAGTCATCTTTAAATGCTGGAGCGGAAGTGGACTCAAGAATTGGGCCCCACTTTTTTACTAACTCTGGACGTGTAGTCATTTTAATTTCCTTTGTGGATTTGTTTATTTTGCAAGTGCTTTAAGATAACCTGCCATTACTGGGTCGATTTTCTTTTCTTCATCAAGAAGCACTGGCTCATCGGTTACAACTGACTCAACAGTTGTTGAAACCTTCTTACCAAAATAATTTTCTTTGATGGTTTGAAGTTTTGTCTTGAAAGACTCTGCATCTTCGAATGCAAGTTCTTCAGCTAGGCCTTGGAACTTTTCTGCATCTGTGTCAGCCATATCGCCAGAGAACTGGGCGATTTCCGCAACACGTTTCATCTCATTAATCTGCTTAGTCAATTGAACGTTAGCAGCTAATTGCTCGTCAAGCTTAGTCTTTGTAGACTCTGCTTCTTCTTGCAAATCGCCAAGAACATCTAATTTTTCTGCAGGAACATCGATGTAATGTTGCTCAAATAGACCCTTCATGCCAGCAACAAAGCTTTCCATGATTTCAGTCTTCATACCATTTTCAAGGGCAAGTTCATTATCTGTCATCCACTGCTCAACTACGTAGTTGAGATATCCATCAACTTTTTCAACGAGACCCTCTTTGATTGACTCGACTTGCTCAGCAAGTTGTGTATCAAACTCTTCTTCGATCTTAGCAATTTCTGCTTTGATACGAGTAACTACTGCTGCTTCAAAAATTGTAGCTGCCTTAGTTTTAAATTCTTCTGTTAGCTCTTCACCATTGATAAGAGCAGCGACGTCTTCAGAAACGTCTACTGTTAATTCTTCTGGCTGAACTTCTTCTGCCATCTTCTTTTTGTAGCAAGAAGATGCTTCATCTAATTCATACTGTGCTTGTTCTTCTTCTGAAAGAGCTTTAAATTCTTCTTCAGTTAAACCTTCAATTTCTTGTTCTTCTGCTTGCAACTTCTTTGATTCTTCAAGAAGGCTAGCAATCTTTTGTTCGATAGACATCGTGTTCTCCTATAACTGGATGAGTTCTGTAATTATTTATACGAATTTTTATTTCAGATTCTTTAGAAAATTCTGAAAAGCCGCGATAGAGGCTTCATTTAATTTCTTAGATGGAGTACGTTGAATCATCTTCTTAGTCTCCTCTATCTGTCTTTGTTCAAATTTTCCATCAATAAAAACCCATTCTACAGATTCCATAATGCCTCTTACGAATGCATCTGGTGCTGAAGGGTCGGCGACGATGTCTGCTGCAGTAGACAACATGAAATCGTCTTGAACAACTTGTATACCTTCCTTATTCATTTGAAGGGAGCCAAGCGCTCTACTAGAAACACCAAGATTAGCGCCGCCGTCTAGAAGACCGCGTGCAATATTTCCCATTGGAGTTTCCAAGATCTTTGCTTTACCAATGTAGTTAGTACCTTCTTTACGAAGGTCTACGATTAGGTGAGATACGCGATCCAAGTTAATGGATGGAGTATCTGGATGGCCAAGTTCACCGTATGCACGATTCTGCTTAACCAAAGATTCCATATAACGACCTACTTCTTTATCCATAACTTTCTCTGGATACATGCGGCCATTACGATTTTGCAATTCTGATTGAAGGAAGATACCTTCAATGAAGTAGTCTTTACCTTTGCCGAGTTTATTCTCGACAATGAATTTAGTTTGTTCAACTGTTTCTTTAATTAAAAACATGATTAACTTCCTACTACAGCAGTGTTATCATAAACGCTGAACTGTGCTGTTTCTATCTTAGATGAATAACCAGATTGCTTTCTTAGAAGCAACCATACTTCCATTTGATTAGTTGTAACAACCGCAATGTTAGAAGTGTTTTCTACTGTATCAACGAATTCCGCATCAGCAAATAGTAATTCACCGCCAGTTGCACCAAGTAAAGTTGCAATGCGTACATTGTTACGAGTAATAGTTGCCACTGCATCAGCTGCACCTGTCCAATGAATTCCAACAATATTAACTGTTGGTGTTCCTACAACTGTTTCAGTATCGTGCAATAGATCACTATTTAATGTAATGTTTTCAGTTACACCACTTCCATGAATCTTTACAGCAACCTTTTGAGGTGTTTTTCTTAAAATTGTCTTTGCCATTTTATTCCCCGAGTTCTTTTAATACGTGCATGAAATTGTTTTTAGACTCACGCATGTATTCTACTATTTGATATTTATCACTTAGTAGATCGTTCAAAAGATGCTGAGTGTCTTCGCTGATAGCAACTATACTACCATCATTTAATCTATACTCTAATTTTCCAGCAAAGTAAGATGAATTTTCTTTCATCTCGGTGATTACTGGATCTACTGAAAATATGTTAGAAGAAGCAAGTTCTAAATATGACTCAACTAATGTATCTGTTATCTTGTCTATATTGTGATATTTTCTTACTATGTTTGCGACTTTTTCTTCAGGTATTAATGTATTAATGTCTTGTAAAATAATTCTAGTATCGATTACTGTCTTGGCGTAACTTCTTGCTTCTTCTAAACTCTTTACTTCTACATTAAGAGGTTGTCCATTAACGTAGATTTCAAATTCTTTACCTATAGCTACAGAACCTTCTCGATAACTAAAACTATCGAGAAGACCAGTGCGTTCAAGCAAATTGCCTTTAAGCTTCTGTAGCGTTAGCATCCGTTGGTTCTTCTGTTTCAGCGTTAAACATTTTCTGAGCAACTTCAATTCTATAATCATCTAGTGCAGATGAAATTTTCTGTGACATCGCACCGTTGAATGTATTTTCAATTGCAATAGAATCGCCGGCGATCAACGCATCAACTAATTCACGTGTATTCATTTTAATTTCCTTTAGGTTGTGGAGCGCTAGCAGCGATTTGATTCTGTACTTCACCTTGAGCTTGTTGTTTCATTAACTCATCTGCAAGTTGTGAGTTATTATGTTCTTCGTTTTCGGCTTCCATCGATTGAATTTCGTCATCGTCAAGACGAAGAACATGTCTCTTAACATAAGATGGAGAATAGTATTTACCTACGAATGGATCAATCATTGTAAGAATGTTTAAACGACCTTGCATTAATTCAGCGTCTTTAAGTTCACTGTAGTGATTGTCTCTTAAGAAGTCAAATCTAATACCTATCGCAAATTCTTCCCAGTCTTCGATAGTACAAATACCTTTTAGTACTAACTGAGTCTTAAGTGATTCCAAGAATAGTGCCGTAAACTTTTTACGAATACGAGCAACAAATTTAGTAAACTTAATTTCATCACGAGTAATTTCAGATGAACGACCAAGGTTAAATCCATCAGTCTTCTGCAAACGAGATGCAGGAACATTCAACGATTGATATAACTTATTCTGGAAGTATTCAATATCTTCAATCTGTCCAAGAGTTTGTCCACCTGGAAGTGTAGTAATCTCTGTACCTTTACCGCCTTCACGACGTGGCATCCAGAAGTCTTCCATTAGAGACATGTGTTTACGATCATCGCGAACTTCACCAGTAGTCGCGTCATAAACAATCTTGTTACGGAACTTATTCATGATGTCATTGACATACTGTTCCGCTTTTAATTTTGGTAGGTTACCTACATCAACATAGAAAATTCTACGTTCTGGTGCACGAGAAATGCGATAGATGACTAACGCATCTTCCATCATCTTCAACTGATTAACAATCTTAATTGATTTGTGAAGATGACTTAACATCATGCCGGAGTTCTTATCCATAACTCCTGATGGCACATAAATGATAGAATCAAGTGGAAGCCTAATACCTTGAGTACCAGATTCTGTGATTCCCTTATCGTTATACAAGTAATATTCTTCAATACTCTTAACGATCTCAACGCCATTAGCATTCTTTTCTTTATTGACGTTCTTAATTTTACGAATCTTACGTGGGTCTACTTCACGCAATTCAACAATCCCAGTCTTAGGATTATTTTCATCTACTAGAATTTGGTAATAGGCTCTTCCGTCAATATACCAATTTCTAAAGATGTCATGACCTTTAGTTTCGAATTTCAAGATATTCATAATATTAGTAAACTCATTACTAATTTTTGTTTTGATAGCAGATGAAACTTTAAGATCATCAAGAATAATCTTAACTGAAGGTTCATCTGAATCTGCTACAATAGCTTCATTGGTGATATCATCAATAGCGCTGTCCGTATCTGGGTACTGCGCTATCTCACGATATCTACGAATAAGATCGTTTTCATTCTTAATCGTAGTTTCTAAACTCATCACTTGAGCGTAATAGCCAGTAGAATTCGAAGAAACAAGCGTAGATCCATCATCCGCAGATGGCGGAACTACGGTTGCTTGTTGAGGTTTCTTTTTACGCTGAAACTCAAAACCAAATATTTGCATTATGTATTACTTATAATTAGATTGGGAAAGAACCAACCGGAGTATTGATAGTACCATTCAAACTGAAAC